GGGGGGGGGGGGGGGGGGGGGGGGGGGGGGGGGGGGGGCTGGTGCCATCGTGAAAGGCATTATCGTCCTAAGATTCGCTTCTTTTGTTGATCCTTAGCACGAGCAAGACGATCGGAGGCAGTCGGCGGTTTCGAGGCAGTGATAACGAAGACTGGACGCCCGTTCTTCTGTGTCCAATACCCGCCAAGACGACGAGCCTGCTGGATCTTACGCCGCAGACCTGACTTCTTGGCGCCAACAGCATTCGGGCCGACGAGGCGTCTGACGGGTACTTTAAGGCGGAGCGCTGGCTTACGTACGTACTTAGACACCGCCGTTGCTCCTGAACCGTTCTTCTGCGATGGCCCGACGTAAGGCCTCCACAGCGGCAGCATCCTCCTACCCCATAGTCACGCCCGTGTGGGCTCCTGGGAAAGGCTGCTGTGTGGTAAGCCGCTCGGGGGCCCCCGCAAAGGGGCCTGCGATGCCGAGGCCTCCGGTACCCACAGCTGCCCCTGCCGTGGGGTTGGCAGGATTAGGTGCCGGGCCGACTGCCGACCCAGGTGCCCCTGGTGCTCCGGGGGCTCCTGGTGGGAGACCGGGTACCATACCTGCTCCAGGTTCCATACCGGGCTGCTGAGGCTGCTGGTTCTCGATGCCTTCGGGGTAGACCTGCCGAACAACGGCATCTGGGTCGGGGTAGCCGAGCCACAAGAGAACCTGCTGGAGGGTGAGGCGCTTGAGCGGGACGTCCGTAGCGAACGGATCCAGGCGGGCCATTGTGTTGGTGAGCGAGGCAACCAGCTCGGGGATCGAACGCTGCATGATGTTGGGCATCTCGACGTAGAAGGTTCGGTCGATCTGCTCTGGCAGCGCTCCATCATCAATTGCCTTGTCGATGCAGAAGTCGATCACCTTGGTGACCATCTGCTCGAATAGCTCCTGCCTCGCCTCCATCATCTTCAGGACGGGCTGCTCCATGGCCGTAGCGTTCGCTAGGTTGGCGCTCCCCTTGTCCCCGAGATAATGGATGGGGAGTCCTAGGGCGACACCAACCTGCCCACGCAGCATCTGGGCGTCTTGCTCGGCCTCTCCAGCACCTGATGTGGTCTTGAACTGCTCCAGGTTCTCGTTCTGGTTCTCAGTCAGAACCGACCCAGGGGCAGGAGGCGCGACGGGGTCGAAGTCGGCCGGGAGGCCTGTACGGCCCATGCCAGAGACCATCCTCTGGGCAGCCTGTACAACTGCCTGGGAACCTCCCTTCACCTTCTTACGGAAGATGAACGTGGCTAGAGCGCGAAGGAGGGTCAGCCTCCAGGTGAAGAAATCGTTGAGGGCCCGTGCCCAGCGGACAGCACGCCAAAGTTCAGAGTTCCCCCGCAGCTGGAAGCTGTGCCTGTTGACCATGATGTGGAGAATCTTGCCCTCACCCATTTTGGACTGGGGAGGACTACTTTGGTCAGGCTCAGGCGGATAGAAGAGGTCCTCGTAGTACCTGGTGATTCTCTCCTGTGGCCCTGCAAAGGCCCACGATCCGTCACCAGTATAGTCGTACTTCTTCTTGACGATCACCCTCTTGTAGTACCGAGGCTTAGCCGCGTTCTCCTCGTCGGGAATGACGTCCTCGATCTCGTTGGGGTGAATCTGCCCCAACTTGACAGCCGAGGGGGGAGGAGGTGGCTCCGGCTTCTGCTTCTCTCCAGGCTTCGGCGGCTCAGCCTCCGGCTCCTCAATCTCAGGCTCTGGCATCCTTCCGGTGAGGTCTGGGTCCTCGCTGGGAGGGAGCAGTGCCTGCATGGTAGGATTAGGTGCCGAGCCGTTTGGTCCCGAGCCGTTGGGTGCTCCGTTAGATGAGCTGGGGAGGCCGATCTCCTCTTCGTCTTCGGGTGGGGCGAGGTCATCAGGGGACCACTCACCCTGATCAAACAGCACGAGGAAGAGCTCGCCGAAGAGAGTGAGCTCAGTGCCCTTGCAAACTTGTGCTTCGTACGAAGTGAGGATCAGCTTGTTGTCCGGGTCCTCCCAGAACGACCTGATGAGTCGCTGGATCCTCTTGTCTAGAGCTCGCGGCATTGGAAGACCACGGCCCCAGACGTACTCGTTCATTGTGTCGACGCCGCGACCTGCAACAGGATCTTCCCGCCAGATCTTCTCAGCCTGCTCGTTCCTTGCGCGGCGGGCCTTAGGCGTCATGTCTAGGGAATCAAGGAGACCGGTTCGCTGCGCAGAGATGAGGTCCCAGGAGAAGTCTTCCTGGAGCGTCTCCCGCATCATAAGCTCGGCCTGGGCGTCGGAGATACTCTCCGTCAGGTCCAGAATCCGGTCGCGGAGCTCAGCCGATGTGGTCTCCTCCAAACTATCTACCCTCTCCTCGATGGTAGGACTGGGTGCCGAGTTGGCTGCGTTGGCCGACTCAGCTGGCTCACGGAAGAAGTCTAGGAGGCCCATCTAGAGTTCCTCTCGGGGGTTGTCGGCACGCCAAGTGGGACATCCGTCATAGTCCCGGGTGCAGCGCCCGAAGTAGGTGTTCGGAGAATTGCGGGCTTCAATGAGATGCCCTTCGATCCGGCAGAGGCATACATGCCGCGATACCTGTAGACCTGCAGGACATCTCACGGGAGGATCGAGAAGCTCCTGAGATCGATGTTCCTCTACGAACCGGCGGAGATCGACGTCGTCGCGGTCGAGAATCTTGGAGAGTCCCATATCGGCTAGTACCTCACGCCTTCGTAAGTCTCAATGCCCAGGTCGTCCAGAGTGACGTAGTCCTCGCCGGGCATCGTAAGTACGCTGTGACCGAAGCGGGACAGGTACCCCACGACACCAGCAACGGAATCTGAGGTCTCCTTGAGCCCCGTGATGCTCTGTCCGCCATCCTCTAGCTGCATGAGCTCCCTGGACGCCCAGCCATAGTTCATCACGCGGATACGACCCTCGTTGACCGCGAGCTGGAGGTCTGTGTAGGGCTGCTTGTCAACTGCCATAGGAGCTCCGGTTCCATAGGGGACCCCTGTGTTGGGATCGATCAGCGCGCCCACGGTTACGAGACCAGCCCTAACAAACTTCTGTACCAGCGAGGCACTCTGGAAACCTGCCACACTAGCCGACGTGATGAGGAACCTCCGCACCTGGCGAAGGGCAATGATGAAGTCTGCACATGCGCCTAGGTTTAGGTGCCCCACACGTGGCGCGATGACACGCATCACTAGGGGCACTTCGAAAAGGGGCACCTCAACTTCCATAGGCGCGTTCTCGATGAACGTAACAACCCGCTTCCAGTTGGAGATGCGCCCCAGGGCAACAGACGCAATCCCGCCTCCGGCAGCTACCGAGAGGTGTGCATGCCACAGAATCTGCGCGTCGCCCTGGAACTCAGGCTTCAGGGCTGCCAGCAGAGTGTCCAAGGAGCTACCGTCTGCCACTAGCCACTCTGAGCGCTCTGCTGCGGTCTCCTCCGTGGTCTCAGTGTCGGAATCCGCATCTGGATCCCACTTGTCGGTAGCAAGAATGCTCGAGGAGTAGTCCCTAATGGCTCCTTCAGGGTTCAGCTGGGACTGGAGAACGAATGCCTCGTCGATCTTGCGGCCCTCTGGGAACAGCATCCGGCGGCCGGGACGCTCAGCGAGCATGATGCCTGCCATCGACATCGTGTCCACCTGGTCGTCATGGTCCCCGTTCGGGAAGTTCAAGAGCTCTTCCTCCCAGTCGGGAAGCCAGGGTGCCGAGTCGCGAGCATACACAGTCCCTGCTGCGAAGCGCGCAAGGATACTCGAGGCCCGGGAAACCTTGTCCTTGTCGGCAGGGATGGGTCTGACAGGGAGGCCCTCCCTAAGGGCTGTCTGCACCACACTCAGCTGGAAGCCGGTCTTCTCAATCCCGATGTACCCGGGGTGCCACTTCTGGTACACCCTATTGAGGAGGTTGATGTGATCCGGGCCAGCCATGCGGGATCGCTGCACATCTAGCACCAGGAGGTCAGCCTCGGGAGTCACCCCGAACACAGAAACGACAGAGTAGTCCGCTGTCTCCTTCAGGGATGTTGCAAGGTCGGTCGTGGCAAATCGGAAGAGGTCCTGGGGAGCTACGGTCTTTAGATCCCCATTGCTTTGTAGGAGCTGGTAGAATCCAGTGCTGGGGTCGACAGTGAAGTACTTGAACCACTCAGGCTTGAACTGGTGGGCGCCAGGAGCGATGAACTGGGCCTCGTACTCTTGTGCAAACTTGTAGGGTCCCAGCTCGAGCTTAGCAGCCTCAATCTCGGTCTGGGGGATCTTGGGATTGTCAGCTGTGGGCCTCTGCCACCGCGCCCAATCACCCAGCTTCGGTACCCGTTCGAAGAGCTTCCAGAACCAGTTGCGTCCCTGGGGAGTGGAGATGAAGATGCACCAACCTTCACGGTCGGAGAGCGCGGGGCGCAGGGCCTCAGCCCAGGCGTCCTCTTTCACATAGGCAGCCTCGTCGATAACGAGGCCGTCTAGACCTGAGCCTCGAAGCGAGTCGGGGTTGTCAGTTGACCTCACAGTAATGCTGCCGCCACCAGGAAGAACGATCCGGCGCTCCACCTCACTCTTTTCGACCCAGGCTCCGATAAGAGCCTTCTTCAGGTCGCGCCAGATCTGGTTGGAGATGTTATAGGTGGGGCAAACCCACCAGACATTGCCTCCCTGGAGAGCACCAATTCGGGGGCTGTCTGCGGGGCCGTGACCCTGAACCACTGACATGAGACCCAAGACGGTCTTCCCCCAGCGGCGCCCACAGCAGCAAACCTTGAAGCGTGCAGGGGACTCTAACACTACGGCCTGGTGCTGCAGCGCTCTCGGCAGGATGATGCGCGGAACATCCTCCAAGTCTAGGGGTCGACCAGCCGTTACGGGCATGTGGTCCTACTGCCTCCAGGTCTCTACGGTGAGCAATAGGTCCTCAAGGGAAGCTCCTTCGAGCAGGGAGATTTCGAGCTCCCTCATTAGAGCCTCATGCCCTCGGTTGGAGGGCTGGAGCTTCTCTCTGGTCTGCTCTGCTAGAGCTTCGTGCCAATCTAGTTGGTAGGACATGGTGCCCGAGTCGACTTGTGGTGGGACGGTAATTATGGTATCGTCCTTGGAGCTAGACGGATCTCACCCGTTCTGGCGTAGTGGGCACAATCTAGTGCCGGGAAGTACTGGAGGGCGAGATCGTTCGCCTCAGGAGCCCTGGTGTCGATAAACTGTCTGATA